TGGGCTTTGGGCGCACGCTAGAGATGGTTAAGATTGGTGACTATGTTAACGCTGCTGACAATATGCTTAAGAGCAAGTGGGCGCAACAAACTCCTGGTAGAGCAAACGAGTTGGCTAATCAAATGAGAACAAATACATGGCAATCTGGTTAAGATTTAAAGCATACATAATTGGCTTAGGGGCTATTATTGGCGCAGCATTATCCATTTACCTTGTCGGGCGCAGTCATGGCGGGCAAGCTGAAAGTGAGGCTAGAGATGAATCAGACCGAAAACAAGCACGCAAGATTGAAGATAGTGCCGATAATGCTCGCACTATTATTGGCGACCCAGTTAAGCGGTTGCGCGACACGGGGCGAATCCGCGACTGAGCGTAGTATTTGCAGAGAGCTTGCGCGTGACTTACCAACTTTCAGCACAAAAGACACACCCGAAACTCTCGAATCGGGCGCACGGTTTATAGATGTTTTTAATGCTGTGTGCCCGTCACAGCAGTGACATAAGTCCAAAAACCCAGCCTGCAATAATTATAAATATAAGCAGAACGATAACGTATAGGCTCATGTATTTTTTTCCTTTAGTTTTGCTTCAATCATCGACATCTGCTCAACAATTGTTGCAGGCGAGATGTATACCTCAAAAAACTCGTCTTGAGTAAGCCCAACCCACTCGCGTTTAATACTAGCATCAACGCTTAATGCGTCAGGTCGGTACGCCATGTCGTCTGACTTCCACGGTTCGTTCATTATTTACTCCTTAAACGTTTTCTAATTTCATCGGCGCACCAGGTCGCCAAGACATCTTCACCCGCATAGTCCTTATCAATTTCGTAGCAAATATCTACACACTCTTTAACAATCAACTCAGCAAATCGTTCCAATTCTTTGCCGTCAGTCACCACATACATCTCGTCAAACTTAGGAAACCCTGCCTCAAGAATTAACTCTTTTATGCGTTTGTTCATTTGTTTTCTCTTGGTGGATTAACAGGTTTTGTACCGATTGCATAATTCAAATCAGGACACGCAAGAACTTCCCATAGGTATGACAAACGCCATGTTTTGGTTTCGTTTAACCACACCCAAATGTTTCTAGATGTGTCTTCTAACCACAAGCTAAGTACAAATTGTTGTGGGTGTTTCATCTTATCCCTTGTATATGTTCCAAATATCGCAAATTAACGACACGTTGTTGCTTCATGTTTCTTGCGGGTACAAGTGCTCGGTTGATCGCATCGTATTGTTCACAAAGAGCCTTATGTCGCAATACCAAAACATCAACCGCTTTAAGTGCAACCGCTACTCTTTTCTTGACCGGCATTGGCACATCTGGGTGGTTGCCAAGCTTGTAAACGGCAAGCTGTCTTTTGTTTGCCGACTCTTTCCAACCGGATATATAAAGCAATTTGCTTTGTTTTAACCGTCTAATTACTGCGGCAACGGTTTTCGGATGCAAGCCTCGTTTAGCGGCAATATCTCTAGGATTAATGCCTTCGTCCGCCCCAAAAAAAGATCTATATACAGCTTGCTCTGCTGTATTGGTTGATTTGTTTAAACACTCTATACTGGTGACCACTTTAGTTACCGTGTTTTTTGTCTTAGTTATTGTGCTTCTTGTCATGCGGCTCCCCTCGCTTTATGCTCCGCCCATTTCTTTTGGTACGCTTTTTGCTCAGATGGTGGCACAAATCCAAGTCGTTTAAACGTCTTCATTACATCAGTACTGAAAGACGGCACCCATGGCTTATATTGTGTCTCTTCAATGGTTTTCATTTCTTTCTCCTAAATTGTTGTGCTTCAAAAAATTTTATTAAAAAACCCGCTCATTCTTGTCCAAGTTTTTTGCCACTTTGTTTGTTTGTTTTTTTTAATAATCTCCTCTTCCCAAAGCAATAATTGATCCAGTGCGGCATTAATTTTTTTTTCTATCTTTTTTCGTTGGTAGTTATACCAATAAATGGTTTTGATATCCCCGCCAACCTCCTCTTGAACTTTAGCGGGCTTCATTCCCTGCTTCAGCAGAAGCAGTACCTTCGCCTTGTATATTGTATTTCTTTTGTTCACGGGCTTGATCCTTACGGTCGAGACAATCTTGGCAGATCCATCTAAATGTTTTCCCACGGTGCTTCTTCTCCATCTTTTCTTTCAATTTAAACGACTGGCAGGTTGCACAAAACATCCTGTCCATTAGAAGCAAGTCGTTGTGCAGTTGCTCCCCGAACAACATGTTGTGCAGACAACAAGTCGCCCATCGTTCACGACAGTGGTTGTGGTGCATGCATACGCAACACCCGCCATTGATAACGCAATAATTGCTAATACTGTTTTCATGATTATTTCCTTGTTGGTTTTTTATTAGGCTTGATCGCCACAATACCGTCTTCACTATTTCTTTCTACCATCATCGCATCAGCAAGGGCGTATGCTTTGTAAGCAATTTGATCTGCTCCGAAGTTCGTCCCTGCAATGCTTACTAAAGCGCAACACGCAAATAAGTCTCGGAGGTCTTCATCATTCACTAGAGTTCTCCCGATGCAAGGTCGCAAGGGCTTGGTCTGCATACATAGAGAACGTACTGCCTGACGGAAATGTCATCTTAAACGCCTCTATTTGAGCTATAGCCTTTGATACGTCCTCAAGTGCTGTGTTGTATCCACTTGTGAATAGGTCTCCTTTTGTGTTGACCCTAGCCTGAATTGCTTCTCTTGCAACCTGTGATTTACTCGTGCGGTTTTTGTGGGCAAACTCTTCCCACTGAGCGTTTAAATCGTGATCTAAATAAATCATCACAGGCTGAGTAGTTCTTATCGACCGCTTCTTCTTGTCTGGGTTTTGAGCCGCAAGCAATTTAGAATGGATCGCTATTTTGTTTCCAGTTGTCATATTCTTCTACCATGTTGTCAAATTTTGATTGGGCTTTGGCATTCCCGTTGAGTTCGCTTCTTGATGTGATGCCGCATGCGACATACACAAAGCTGATGGCGTCTTCTTCGGTAATGCTCTCTGTTTTGCCGGTAGAGTTGAGCCAGTACTGAAACTCACGGCGCCGACATAGCATCCCTGCCTTTTTCACTCGGTTATCATAATTAACCGCTGTCTCGTCATCATTGATACGAACTAATGCGACACCATATCGTGAGCCAACAAAGTCTCTCATCAACTCTGTTGGTATCTCATCAGGGTGAATATTGAGGGTCAATACAAAACCTGTGCGGTCTTGCTTGAGGGACACCTTAACTGCTTCGAACTGTAATGCTTCCATTTCTCTCTCCCGCACCACCGAAGTGGTGCCATGTATTACATCAAAAAGGTACGTCATCTTCCAAGTCAGCAAGGTTAGTAGCCTGAGCGGGCTGTGCCAATGTGTCGCCACTGCCCTCGACACGGTCTCGTGGTGCACTTGCCGCAAGTGACAAGAACGTGCCATTACCGCCTTGCTTCTTCCACCCTGCTAGGCGGATAGTGACCATGTTGCCCTCAACCTTCATCGCTGACAGGTCAATCAAGATCGAGCCTGAGTAATCAGGTGATGCGGGCTTTGGCTTGCTCTTGTTGGGGAATAGGGTGCCATTGTTTGGGCGTTGTTCGTAAGCCATTATGCTTCTCCAAGGTTAGTTTTAATTTCGGCAAATGCCTGTTGTAATTTCGTGTACTGCTCTACATTGCCTGACTTCAAGATATCGATCTGCTTTTGGTTTGACTTCCACAGATCTGTGAGCCCCGCCCGATCTTCAGCAATCAACGCATGCTCAATCATCTTGGTGACAAACATAGCTTGGTCTTCTGGCTTCTCTGTCTTAACTTCTGCCTTCGGTTCTGCTTTCGGTTCTGCCTTAACTTCCGCTTTAGGCTCAGGCTTGTTTGATGGGGCACTAGAGTCCACAGAATCGTGCTCAGTGATCTCCATTGCCAAGAGCCATAGATAACGCCTCATGTATGTGTGCGTTGAACCAAGGTCTTGTATTGCCTGACCCTTGGGGTTACTGGCAAACACCAGTGGTGAGGTAAAGACAATTGATTCCTCGGGAACCTCAGAGTTATACACGGTGAGCTTGGCTTCTGTTGTGTTGAAACCAACTACACCGATCAAGCCTACCGCATCAAACATACGATGCAAGGTTGGGATGAAGTCTCCCAGTTCAAAATATTCGTAACCGGCAAACTTATTCTTGCCTGTCTTCTTCACGTTAGCCATCACAAATTCGTGACGCACTGCCTGAAGCTTTTTGTAAACGTTATTCGCTGACATTTTTCTCTCCTTGATATTGAGTACACCATTGCGAAACACCGCAATAATTTCCTTCACACCTCACTGAAACACCGGGTCTTGTCTCGACAAATGACTTCGGTGTGTTATCTGATAACTCCTGTGCTTCCTCCTTAATTTCAAAAACTCTTAACGCTCTCTTGCCTCCCTCTTTCTTGACTGCATATGTTGTTGGACGAGTCCAACGCTCTTCATCTGAACAAGGCTGTAACTCCTCGCCCCAGTCAAATGAAACCTTAGCTTGGCGATGCATCTCGATGCGCTCACGCACATATTGCTCGGTCTTCTCAGCGCCCCACATTTCTACATCAACGATCTGAATAGGCGCCTGTGGGTAAGACTCACTGGCTTCAGCTTCTCGCTTAGTCCAGTCACGCAAGATGGCACAGATACGAATGCTTGAAACTTTCTTGCCCTTAACTTTCTCAACTAGCCACGCGTAAATATTTTGTTGCTGTTCCCATTCAGGCTTGGTGCCCTTAAGTGAATAGACCGATGTAAATTTGTAGTCAGTGATCTCAACCTGACCGTCTTGCTCATGTTGCAAATCAATAGCGCCTGACAAGGTGATGCCATCAATCTCAATGAACAGTCTTTCTTCGGTTGTGTGGCTCTCAACTTGAGAACGTTCTGCTACACTATGTAAAGCGGTACCAAGCAAAGACCAAAGGGATTCTGATGCGTCCTGAGTCATGTCCGCCCAGTGTTTTCTGCGTAAGGCTTGAACTCTTGGGGCACCGATAATTTCTGTCACTGAGTAATCGCTTGCGCCTTTTGAGTAACCATCACGCAAAGCATGTTGGTACAGGGGTGCAGGGATATTAAAGTTGTTTGTGATTTTCATTTCTCTCTCCTTAAACATAATACTAACGCAAGTAAAAATTAAATGCAAACACTTTCTTTAATTATTTTAGGTGAGCCCGCATCAAAGGCAAATTCCAGACGGGCTGTGCGCATTGGTGGTCGCAGTATGTTCATCAAGTCACAGAAAGCCTTGGACTATTGCAAGGCGTTTAAACAGCAATCAGACAAAGTTAATCATGTGTTGTTCGAGTGTGATGTCTGTGTGACCATGACAATCTTTTATGCATCTAGACGCCCTGATTTAGATGAGAGCTTGATCCTTGATCTATTACAGGACGTGGCGTATTTAAATGACCGACAGGTCAAAGAGAAGCATATCTACTGGGGTCTTGATAAAGAAAACCCGAGGACGCTAATTGAGGTCAAAAAAATAGCACCCGCATGAGGTGCTAAAACGGTGCGAAAAACGAGGAGATAAAAATGAAACAACAAATTTTATTCTAGCACACCTCTCGGTTGACAACGAGTCGCTGAAAAGAGAAAATAACCCTGACGGTCTGGTAGCCCCTCTCTCTCCCTATCAGACGCTGGAACCGTAACCAGCACTTACAAATCTGGACTTTAGTCAGTCAATTCTTCGCGAAAATAGACGTACCTTCGGCTATCACAAGTGTTCTAGACTCCATTGGTGAAGCAAGACGGTGCAGAACTAAAGTTCAGTTTTATGAGTTGATAGTTTTAAACCTGTGTATAATTACGTTAACCCTTGGCAGGGGCGTGAAATAGTAACAAGGCTTCACATGGAAACTCAGTAGGTTGTTACGACCTATCCTGCCAGACCCCGAAAGGTGTTGAGTTTTCAGGTGAAGCCTTTTTTTTCGAGGTTTAACAATGCACTATTATCAATTTAATATTGGGGACTATGCGAGCCACACTCGTTACCTTAGTATGCTAGAAGACCTTGCGTACAGGCGTTTATTAGACCTGTATTATCTGCAAGAAAAACCAATTCCTTTAGATGACCCACAGGACTTTATTGGGATGAACGAGTGTTCAACGGACGTTGAACGGGTGTTGAACGCATACTTTGTTCGTACAGAAAAAGGGTGGGTAAACAAGCGTGTTGATGCTGAGATACAGGCATACAAAGGTAAGAAAAAGCAAGCGTCTGACGCAGGCAAGAAAAGTGGCGAGGTTCGAAGAGTCAAT